CTATTAAGATCGTAATAAAACTAGCCATTAACGGAATTAATAATTTATTATCACGATACACCATGAAAAATCTTTTGAAGAAATTCACAATAAACGCAACAATTATCATCAATCCGATTAGACCAAGATCAAAAAACGCTTTAATAAACTCGTTGTGTGGATGATGCCAGTTGTGAATGTCCATTTGATTGTTTTTCATTAATTTCTGTAATACATTCATGTTAATAGCGTTACCGCTACGAATATAATCTATTACTTCATGTTTGTTTTGTTCCATTGCTTCAACTAAAGCAAATTCGATTATTGGTTTCTCGCTATTAACAATAATCGTTCTAAGCGATGGAGAATATTCTAAGATAGTATTCTTATTATTACCGTAAGTACCAATTCCGTTACCAAGCCACGGAGTTTTAAAAGCTTTCTTCAATGATAATTCCCAACAATTTAAGCGTCTATTAAATTGACCGCTTGGCATATCATATTTAACAACATAAAAACAAAGACCGCTTATCAATAAAACACCAACAACCCAAAACACTATTCTTTTAATAAACCAAAAATAAAATAATATCCCAATAACAAACGCTAAAGCAGAAAATGATGATTTTGATAATATAATAGCTGGAACAGTCAAAACTAACATAATAGGATGAATCGACATTAATATTGGAGTAACGCACGAAGCGTAATTCCCTAAAAACGCAGGTAATCCGAAGAATCCAGGAAACTCACTCATAGTTGATTGAATATTATAGTCAGCCATTCGAAAGATTAAATCCATTTGCATGAACTGTAAACCACACCACACTAAATTAATAGCCATGACTATCGCAAAGGCTTTAAAGTAACTTTTCGTCTTTCCTGCGTACTTAACAATGAAATGATACATTAAGCCAGCGAAGAAAATGTTTTGAACTAACATCGGGCTTTGCGATTGATCGCCAATAAACAATAAACTTATCAAAGACCAAATCATGAATACCCCAAAATAGCGGTTCACATGAAATATCGCCAATAATACAACCATTGAAAGTTGAAAGAAATTAACTTGGACATATCTTGCGTCCATGTTAACAACGTAAAACAATGGCATTATAATTAAAAATAAGAGTAGCCAATTAAGCTTAAACGTAAATTGACGAGTCATTTAGTTAGTCTCCTCATGGGTTAATGTCATAATCAGCCGGGAATCGCGCCCCATAAGTCGGGCTTCCACGAAAAGGACGATGCCCATATAAAGCATCATTCTGCATTGGACTCTTTCTCGTGTCGTGAATAATACGAGCTAATCCAGTGGGTTGTCCTGCCTGATTATAGCCTCCTTGATAACGTGCTTCTAAAGCACCAGTATTGTGATCGGGATCAATTCTCTGCCAAACCTTAACTAAAGCACCATCTATTTCAATTGATTCGTATTTAGCAGGTAAAACGCTAGTTGTAACGCTTGTTGGATCTGTGATTAAATTCCCAAACATAATCTTTAACGTATCAATAGAATCGGGACGATTAAGGAAATATATTCTGTCCTCAAAAGTGCCAGCAACAGCAGTTTCAACTCTCTGAAACCACCATAAAAATTCATCACCTTCTAAATCTCTACCTGGATCAATCTCATCGGCTTCCATTGGGCTTATTTTGTGAGACTTAAAATCTCCACTCTCTGAACGAATACTAGAAATAGAATCAATGTCCATATCTGATGGAATTACAACATATTGCTGATCCGCGACAGTAGTTAAAGAATCTTCGTCCATCAACCATCGAGCGTCAGGAACGGTACTAACAATATCTTGAAGCGTTAAATAAAGACAATCTAAAACGAAATTCTTAAACGTAGTGTCATCCCTAGACTTATCAACTCGATCAATAATTAAATTAGCTTTTTCTCCGTATGTTCTCTTTGCCATGTTATCTCCTAGAACCCGCTAGGGTTGAGAGAGCCCGAAAGCTCCCCCAAACCCCAACAAAGTCAATTAGTCACAGCGAACCATGACATCTACTGCATTTGAAGCATCAGCCTCTAATCCTATGGCGGCCATAGAACCATCAGCAGAAACTCCTACATCTTCTTTCCAACATCTCATTAATGATCCAGCAGTTGAAGAACTGCAAAGAGCATAACCAGAAGCTGAAACATCTCCATTTGCGTAATTAGCGCCACGATGCAATCCCCAAGTCTGCATTCGTCCCCAGTTACTATATCCCTCATCTTCAGCCGCAGTATTATCACGACTTGAACCAGGGATATTATCCATGAGAATTCCTGCAACTAAAAGATCGCCAGAAGTAGTCGTTGTTTTGACTGTAACTCCATCCTGTGACGTTGAATCCCAAATCACTAACATGTCCTTTGACAACGAATGCGCACCAGCAGTAGCCATTGCGCCAGTCTCAGCATATCGAACGATTTGGAACTTAATAGGATTGACGCTTTTTGCTTGTCCTTCGTCAATCTGAACATCTGCAAAACAAATTGCTTGTCCTAATGATAAGAAAAGGACAAGTGAAAGTAAAAATAAGCTTTTTCTATATTATCCTCCCCTTATCCTGCAATACCAGTCATTAGACCGTTAAGACGTAACGCACCAGATGTGAAATTACTAAACACATATAGTTGCATGACGTTATAAAGTCCGCCGATTGGTTGTTTCATTTTAGTTAATTTAAAGTTACCTTTGCTTAAAACTTGAAAACGCGTATAAGCAGTGTTGACCAAATACAAATAACCAGAAGGCACATTGTCATCAGCCATCACAGTTGCGCCACGATATTTAATCGTGTCATAACCTAGTTTACCCATTTCTTCGTTTTGACCAACTTGAATACTATGATTTTTAATCATCATAATATTAAGTAAAGTCTTTACAGCAACGGTCGTAACAATAGCATCGGGCTTTTCAGTGCCACGAACACTTTTCTCAAATAAAGCATCTAATGCAATTAGACCTTCATCAGAAGTGTTCCATGCCGAAATACCACCAGTATCTCGATTTGGACGCCATGACGTATTTGCAGCGCCATCAATATTACCAACAGTTCCATTCGCAGCAGGTATTAAATATTGCAACCCACCAGGAATAAGAGTGTCAGTGCTACCATCTGACAATGCAGCAGCACCCATAACCTCGGCCATAGAGATTTCAGCTTCTTGTCTCTTTACCTTTGAAAGATTATGGATTTGATATTTAGTCGTATTCTGGGCTTCTTCCAACAAACTAATGTTGATAGAACCAGCAACGATTTTGTGATCATAACGCGCTTCTTTGATCGGATTTCCAACTGCTGTATCAATAGTTGCTCGATCTGCATAGCCTTTAAAAGTAGAATTCAAATTAAAGAAAATTGTCTCTTTAAATTGATCGCCACCTTCAACCGTGACCATGCGACTTCGATAACCACCTTTTCCCTTGTTAGCTCGATCCTTTGTTTTCATGTATGCCATGAATGGATTTCGATCTGACACGGAATCAGCAATGTCGGGAGCCCAATCAGATAGCGTAGTTCCAACAATCAAACTTACATCAGCCATCGTAAACTCCTATTAATCTCCATATTTAGCCCAAGCCTTATCGAAAGCTTCATCCTCTGTAGGACGGCCTTTCGAACTGTTTGAAGCTGAACTGGGAGATCGTTGTTTTAATTTACGCTTTGCGTCTTCATCTCTCTGCTTAATCCGACCCTCTAATTCGGAATTCATTATTTCATCTCGATAGACAAGATTGTAAGCGTCCTCTGGTTCATAACCCTTTTTAATTCTATCAGCTAGTTTTCTGTAGTTATCATCTCCAGATTTAACTAACGGATGATCTTTCAAAAACTGCTGTTCCCATTTCTCTGCATGTTGATGCATGATAGGCGTTATTGCTTCTTGCGCCCGCTTGCCAGACATCTGATATAAATCATCAAATTGACTATGGAAAAATCTAGGGTCAACTTCCGGAAACATAGCTTTCTTAGATTCAACGTATTTAGCCTTCTCAGCCTCATACTGGTTTCTAGGATTAACTGCTTGATCTTGTCCTCGCATTCTATTAATAAATTGAGGATCGGACGTAAGCTGGCGAAATGCTTCAGCATCACGTTCGATTTGTTTAATTTCTTGAGAGCGTCGAGTATTCTCAGCTTGCCACTTTGACTTGTTATCGAATGCCTCGAATTCGTCTTTGTACCGTTCTCGAGCAATCTTATCAAAAGATTCCTTTGGTACTTTTACGCCTTCGAAATCAACGAATTCATTGGTTTCAGGGGTGCTGTTTTCCTCAGAATTGACGTTACCATCATCGCCTTGATTAAGTTGCTCGTCAGAGACTTCCTCACTGCTATTCTGGTCATCAATTACTCCATTGTTTTCTTCGTCCATTTTACTTCTCCTTTAGACTCGTCCTCTGGACGTTGGTCCGTTGTTGGGTCACGACTCGCAGTGCGTTGGTCGTGAGCTTGTTTCCTCAACAAAGCTTGCCCTACGTTATTCTCTAGGCCAGGAAACAGTTTGCCTAAAGCCTTTATTAAGCCTACTAAATGCCTAATTACTTGATTCATCTAAATTCCTTAATTCTGCTGTGAATCTTAAATACTCTTTCTTAGAACCATGCTTAACATAAACAATACGAAACTCGTGACCATTCATGTTAAACTTTGTGCCAACGCCAGGCAACTCTCCGATATGAGGCGTTCTTCTTTCCTCAAGCTCTTTAAGTGGGCTTCCGTTTGGATTTAATATCATTTTTTCTTACTTACTTTTTTTACTTCAACAAAATCTTCCTCTTTTAACGTACGAATAGCAATGTCAACTTGCTTTAATTCTTCAAGAACTTTCGTTCGATCTTTAATTAAAGCCTCTCTTGCATGAGCCATTCGAGCTTGAGCAGGAGTGCGACCATGTTCATCAAGACCACGTTCAGAGTAATTGATTTTCTGCTTCTCGCTCTGGTTCGCGCTTAAACATTCGCCATAATCATCGTACCAATTATCAACTAATGGGCCTTTGAAATAACGTCTGCTTCCAACGAGCTTTTCTTTCACACCGAGAGTGAGGTTCTCCTTCTCGATTTTTGCTTGTTTCTTCTCAACTTCTTTCATATCTACTACTGGCATTTTGAGTTCCTCCTAGTTATTTTATTTTTCAAACTCTTGAGATGCTAAAAGCGCAGATTCGGCTTTCTCTTTCCGAATCTTCTGAAGCTTGCTTTTCTTCTCAAACGATTGTTGTTGCTCTTTAGTCTGCGCGTGTTCGTTCTTTCCTTCGGCAGCTAAAATCTTTATTCTCCGAGCCGCAGTGTTCTCTTTTAAACACTCCGTGTAGTTGTCGAACCAATCCTCTAAGAATGGACCTTTCCAAGCTAAGGCGTTCCCGTGTGGATCGGTTTTAATTGAAATTCCGCGTCCTTGTTCAAGTTGATCGAGCATTTCTGGGTCGATTCTACTCATTGTACAAATCCTCCTGATTTTCTTAGTTCTGTTTTTGCTTGCTCTAAAGATTTTCTTTTATCTTTAAGCCAAGCTTCTTTCGGACGATTAGCAGACTCACGTTCAATGGCTTCGGCAGCACGCCTCAAGCCTTTGTCGTTTACCTTTCCTTCTTGAATCATCCTTACCATCGTTCTATCCCGATTCATTCGAGATAAAGACGAATCTTTGCTCTCTAAAGAGGGGATATATCTTTTCTCTTTAGAAAAACCGCGAGAAATCTTACCACTACGCTTATACTTACCGAATATGCGATCATACGTTTCGCCATATTCCTTACTCACCGATATGTCGCTACTTGCAATTTTCCCGTTTCTTATTAAACTCATCTCGCTAAACACCTTTCTATTGCATCAGCGTTTCTTGCGAAATACGTTCGGCCTATCTCATAACAACAACCCTGAATAAGTATTTCACCCTCTAAACATTTGCCGTTAATTGGCGTTAATGCGCCGTTCTGTCTTTCTTGAAGCTGACCGCAACCAAACAAACAACTAATGGCAATCAACGTGAGAAATATTTTCATACTATACGGCTCCTCTATTTAGGCCCATCTCGCTCGGTTCTCCTCTAGTCTGGGGAACCATGGGCGATGAAGGCTGACCACCACCTTTGGGAGTGGCTTGCGTTTTCTGTGTCTCTTGCGTGAATACCTGTTGCGTTTGTTGCGTGTGCTGTAAACCAATATCCTGAAACTGTTGAGGTAAACTCATAAAGCCAGGAGAGTTAATCATAGCAACGTGTTTCCTTAAATGATCTGCTCTGTCCTCTTTCTTCTGAACTTGAACAGGTTGGCCTTGCATCCACAGATCGTGTTCCTCTTCTGGGCTTTTAATATTTAAGTCCTCGATGATTTTATCCTTGTCCTGAATACCAAGATTATCTTTGCAGAACTTTTCGAATATCGTGCTTGCTTTCATGCGTTTTCCCTCAGCCTGTAACGCCATATTAAGTTCTGGCTTCAACACTGTAGCCAAACCCTCTACGTTCTGTCTCTTTCGCATGGCTTCGCTTGTCTCGCTATTCGTGTCAATGTCCATGTCTAAAGCATAGTCACCAGCTAAATTAGCGCCAGTGAAAGCGTTTCCACCAGTCTCTGGATCTGACCACCACTCCAAAGTATCTTCTTTGCCAAGAATCTTAATGTATTGCTCCTCGGTCTGATTATCAGAAATAGTCAAAAGAATAATATACGCCTGATTAATCAAGAAATCTTTAACGTCGTTTCTAGGCTTCGTTCTTCGAGCCATCGTGCCACGTTGAATGATCTCGGCTTCTGTTGCTTTTCGATTCTGTTGCGGAGCGGATAATTCATAATCACTAACGCCACTCTCAAGATTCATTAACTCTTTAATCATGCCCATATAATTAAATAATTCTTTCTGAACGCTGAAATTAAACTGTTGAACAGCGCCAGCAGGATTGCCGATAGTCTCAAAGATACTAGCCAAACCGCCCGCTTTCAGTCTCTCTTTATCCGCGTTTCCAAGCTTAGTGGAATCAACACCGATCTTAGGTAAGAACTTATCAATCTGTTTACTGACCTGACTATAAATATAACTGTATTCTAATGCTCTCTTCCTGTAAAACTTGATCGGTGGTTCGGGATATGCTTGATTCGGAGTAGTGATAAAATAAAGAAATGCATACTGACACACTTCTTTAACGGGATATTCGCTGTTGAACTCGATGAAATCTTTTAATTGTTCCGAATAAGTATGAATAACTCTATTCTCTAAATCATGGATCTCATACACCTGATAACCAGAGTTGCCAGGATTGTCGCTGTAATATTTGTCCATGCCCTGTTGATCTAATATGCGACTTGAGTATTTATTAAACAGTTCAGCATCTAAAGAAACGTTTGGTTCCATTTTCTTTACTTTCGCTTGATCGTAACGAATGCTTTTTAAATCTTTCTTCTGTAAATCTAATTCTTCAATGACAAATTTCTTCTCGCTAATATGCTTACAATTTGGATCAATAAACACCTTTAAAGGATCAACGCGTTTAGTAATACAGCCGATCTCTTTAGTTATTACTGGACGTTGCATCGGCATTGGATCAACACCAGTTAAGAGAGCGTTCATTTTGTCCATAAGACCCACATCAGGAGTTTCGTCAAGCATATCGCCCTCAACCTCAAAGATAGTTTTAGTCACGCCATAAGGCATTAATCTAGCATCAACAAGCGTTCTTTCGTTCTCTGACTCGATCCTTCGACCATTAGGTAATATCTCGCTGTATTCGTGATTTAATACAGCTTCAATCAATGATTCGCGTTTCTCCCATTCGGGTTTCTTGGCCGTTACTAACACCTTCGGGCGTGGTGTCATCAAATGAGGTTGAATCGTCTGCTCAACGGCTTGAATCGTCTGGCAGACTTGCTCGTATTTCTCGCCCGTATCGTTATCGCCATTGAAGTCACCAGAATATTCTTTCAATACTTTCTCAGACCATCTCACGACTTTCTCTTTATGAGTGTCTCGGGCAACATCGATCTTTTGCTGCCAGAATTTCTTCATCTCTACTTTGTCACTTAGATTTTCTTCCATTTTTTACCTCATCCAATCGTTATAAGAAAGACTGACTTTTTCTTCTTCAAGTAAATCAATTGCTATGGGAACGGCTTTATCCGTACTCTTTGCTTTCGGTCGCTCTGACTTGTTCGCTCTAGCCATCACTAAACCTCTAAGGCAATCACAATTAGATACAAGGATTTTGTTAGCAAAATAACAATGCTCATTTTCTACAGTTAAATTATAAACCTTAGATTTTTGGCTGGTTTTTTCTACACTGGTAACGAAAGGACCACTTGCATTTACCTGAACAGTATTTCCCTGTTCCGTCTTTAGTGAAGAATCTCTTATTGCAGAATATACAATTTTTCTCAACAGGCTTTCTATTCGCCCAAATTTCTTTTGAATGTTCGGAATGCCATTTTCTGCCAGCTTCGGATCTGTGCCATTTAAGGGTAAATGGTCTAATCCTTGAAAGATGTTCGATGTTCTTACGCTTTCTTTCTGGAGTGCTTGAATTAAAGTGTAGGATTGTATGATCCCCACGTTTGAAAATTTCAAGGTTGGTAATGTCATTATTCCGTGCATTACCATCTTTATGGTGAATAACAAATCCTTTAGGAATTTGTCCATTGTGGAGATTCCATATTGCAACATGGAGTCTTGGTTTTCCTCCGCCATTTGCGTAGTATTTACCGTCCCAATGATACGATTTTCCGTTAAATTTAAGTTGTTCTTCCATTCGATAAGTATATCATTTACTCGCAAACAGTCGACAGATATTTTGCCTCTATCTGTGAAAATAGGATGATCGTGCGTTCCAAAAATCTTTCTCCCATCAGATATATTTACACAATAAATTTCTTCAATTCCAGTTTCTCTTGAATCAATAACAATCTGTGATCCATTTCTAGTCTTTACAATATCACCAACAACAACGTCCTCTAATCTTTTTTCTGTTGTATCATCCATCAAAATAAGAGTATCCCCAGTTAAACACAAGTGATCTTTAACTTTGTATGGTTTTGGTTTTGTCTCGCCGGAACTTGTTTCTCTTATCTCTGCGTAATGATACTCTTGTAACTCCTCAATCAAATTAGGGCAATTTGGACCATAAATAATAATCTTCTTCTGCTTAAACCATTCGCCTACACGATTAATGCCAGCTTCAACGTCATTTTCATAAGGCACTGGCTGTAATCCGTACTCGATATATTCATCCCATAAACTATAAAGCTTGCCCTCTTGAGTTGTCTTAGACTTAAAGCCTTTAGCAGCAGGGTCGATCAACCAACGGTCACACATCGGCTTCACCTCACCACACACTTCCGACACCCTTACATCTTGCTTATAATACTCACCGATGATTATTAAGTTCCCCTGATCGTCAACCCTACTGAATAGTGCGCCCGTTGTTCCCGTCAATGCTGGATCAATACAACCGAGCGAATCAAAATAACTTTCTAAATCCATATGGTCTGTAACGTGCAGTTCTTCGCTGAATTCTGGCCATATTAATCCAGTATAATCCTCGAATGAAGCCTCATATTCCTGGCGAAAATACGTTCCGCTTGTTGTGTCTTGAGCCGCTTTTATCTCGCTCCTAGGAATATAAGGATTATCTTGCGTCTTAAATCGCCAGCTTTTATAGTCCTCGTCGTTCCGAGTCTGGCCTTTAGTCCATAGCTTCCAAAAGTAATCTTTCCCTTGAGGAGTCGAGATAAATACCGCAAATCCCTGATAATCTGCTAATGACGGTCTTAATATCTCTTCCCACACACGCTTGCAGTTTCTTATCTTCGCAACCTCGTCGATTATAATACCTCTTAATCCTCTACCCACTAATGTCTCCGGCCTGTCTGCGCCTTTTAATCTTATTACAGCGCCACCAATTAACGTGAAACTTAATTCGCTCTCGTTTGGCTTCTTAGCTAACAACTCACTTGGTATCATTTTTAAGAATATATCCCATGCCAATTCTTTTGCTTGGCCATACGTTGGGGCGATCAACCAGTAGACTCCATCATCGTGCTTTACTGCCTCAGTTAAAAGTATCACACAAGCAAGCACTGTCTTTCCAAATCTTCTGCCCGCTGCCAATACTTTAAACCTCGATGTATTGAGAAATACCTCGCCCTGTTTTGGGTGTAATCGTATCTTCACTTG